GTAAGGATGACTCAAGTTCCGAATTTCTGGACAAAGAGGATGTCGACTTTCTGAAAAGAAAGTCGAGTTTTATCCCGGAGATTGGCCAAACCATCGGTAAATTGGACGAAAATTCTATCTTCAAATCATTGCATAGTAATGTAAAGTCAAAAAGTTGCTCGACAGCAGAATTGCAACGAGCAGTTTTACAAGGTGCTATGCATGAATGGTTTGCTCATGGAAAGGAAGTGTACGAGTTGCGACTCAAACAAATGGAAGAAGTGTGCAGGCGAGTAGACTTGCCGGCTGGTGACATCTTGCTTCCATATGAATCCCGTGTAGAACACTGGATTCAAAAATACAGGCCTTAAATGGCGCCTCGTCGGGGACGACGTTAAACATCTAGGTTTGGTTTGTAACCTTTACACAAACCAGTCAGCAGTGACGATAAAAACTGGGCGTCTCCCTTGCGCCGTTTCGTTAAAATGGGAACTCGTATGCTGATTTACCACGGAAAAAGTTGCACCTCAAGGTAGCTATTTCTGAAGGAACGTATGCGTTTAAGATGTTGTCAGTATTTACTGGTGGTTTAATCAACCGAATCATTGAGCCCTGGCACAGTGTTTGATGCAGGCACTGTGTGAAAAATTAAAGAGCATCGCTACTTTTTCTACCATTTCAAATAAAGTATCAAGTGTTGTGGCGGACAACTCAACTCCGTCAGTCCTGGATAGGACGATCAGTGTTTTCTCGAACTTCATTCTAATTCTCATTAGCATTCGCATTGTGGAAAGGAATTTGAAGCCTCATTCAGAGGAAATAGAAAATGTTGATTTCGAATCTACTACTCAAGATAACCACGAACATGTGGGGACTACAGTGGTAGATTCTTTTGAGCAGATTTTGGAAACAGATGTAGCACATTCAGACTTTTTCAGTCGTCCCTTAAAGATAGCTGAATATGAGTGGTCAACATCTGTGACCTTGGGAGCGCGATTCAATCCCTGGCAATTGTTTTACAGGAACAAAAGAGTAGCCAATAGGATCGCAAACTTCAATCTCTTGCGCAGCACACTATGCGTGAAGTTTGTCATCAATGGTACGCCGTTTCATTACGGTAGACTATTGGTTTCATATAATCCTTTACACGTAGTAGACGACATCACAGTTATACGTAACTTGTTGACTATCGATGCCGTTGCTGCCACACAGAGACCGCATGTTTTCTTGGACCCTATGGAGGGTCAAGGAGCAGAAATGTGTCTACCTTTCTTTCATTACAAACCTTCGTTGTTAATTCCTTCGGGAGCAGACATAGAAGGGATGGGAGAAATTGACATCTTGCAACTAAACCCACTCAAAACAGCAAATGGTGGTGCATCCACTATTAATATTGCTGTTTTTGCGTGGGCAGAAAACGTCAAACTTGCTGTACCAACGCAAACCAATCCTTCTGGATTGGTGCCGCAGGCAGATGAGTACGGGGTTAAACCCGTATCTCGTATTGCTGGCGCGGTTGCAAGAATGGCAGGTTATGCGGAGAAAATACCATACATTGGACCCTATGCAACCGCAACTCGCATGGGTGCATCCACTATTGGTAAAATTGCAACTCTCTTCGGCTACAGTTCCACACCTCTACTAGAGACATCAAAATATAGACCTGAAACTAAAGGGTCATTGGCAAAC